GTTCAGGTCATCGCCCTCGTAGTCGCAGTATTCAGTCAAAAAGCGGTAATAGCCGAATGACGCCCCCGCCGAGTACTGAATAGCCGTCTCGTAGGCAACCTGGGCATCTGATGTGTACTGAATGTACCTTGCAAGACCCTCGTAGATGTCTGCCGTCGCTTCGTCAGCATCGAGGCGCGGGGAGAACTTGATTGCGGGCTTATTCTGCCTTGCTTCATTTGCAACCTGCGCCACAAAGATATGCCCGCGAGGAAAGACCATTGCAGGGCGACCAGCGGCTATGCGCTGCTGCTTCAGTTGCTCGTCCCACTGCCCCTCACCGTCAGGCGAGGCAAACTTCAGGTCGTCCTTGAACTTGTCGCGTAGCTCTTTCTCGTCCTCGACGCACTGCGAGAACCGCTTGCGTGCTTCAGCGAGAAATTCTTCTACGTTTTTAGGCTCTTCTTTGTCTGCCATTACTTGCCTTTAAGTAGGGGTTGTGCTTTAGCGCGGATGCTTGATGCTGATTTAGCGGAAAGGGGAAGCTTCTTGTCCTTTGAGGCAGCGTTGAACTCGGCCACGTTCACTCCCTGTTTCTCAAGGGAGGCGCGGTAGGCATTGAAGAATCGTTCCTGCTTCAAAGATTTATACGGCATATTATTTTTTCCCTTAAAATGTCTGCATGGGGAACCAGATTACGCCAAGACAAATGCAGGCGGTCATGTTGCTTGCTAGGGGTCACTCACACACGGACGTTCGCAACAGGATGGCTATCTCAAGGAACTCTGTAATGAGGCTTTTGAGAAGTGCCAGGAAAGTCAGCGGGGCAAAAACCAACATCCAACTCGCCGTTCATGTCGCGCTTGCCGAATTCAAGCGTCAGAACTTAACCTCGTCGTAAACCACATCAAGCAACTGCGTTGACGTGCCGATAGTCCACCACTGCGACAGGTCGTGATATGCGCCATCTGTGACCACGGGGGTCGTATACGAGCCGCCATTTGCCGAAAGGCCGATGCCCTTGGTTGCCGATACGGCAGAGTCGCCGATTCTGGCAACCGCTGCGGCGTTATCCTGAAACACCACCCAACGCGCCTTGATCGCAGTCGCAGAAACCTGCACCGCCGAACCTGACTGGGTTACCTGTAGGGTCTTGATTGCCATTTTTACTCCTTATCGCCGCCGAGGATACACGCCTGTTTAGGCGCGGCCCAAACACCTCTTCGGTGCGGCGTGTCCCGTTGGGCTAGGGAACTTACCAACTCACCGCCGTACCCGTGCCAAGCTCCAGCGTCCCCCCCGCCTCAACGACTCCTTGGTTGTTCACCTTGAAATAGTAGGTCGTACTGTCGCTGTAGTTGATTTCGAGGCAGGTCACAATACCGTGCTGAAACACGTTCATGCTCGAAACGGTCTTGGCACCGCCCATCGGGGTCGTGACCGACTTACCGGCTTTTACTAATTGCTTTTTATCTGTAGGCATACCCATCTCAATCCTTTCCCTTATCCGGCCCTATTGCATCCAGGCATTCTCGCCGTAGTAGTAGTTCGCCTGACCCACTTCCTCGCGGCGCTTCCGTTCCGGTTCCTTGATTCCTACCGCCAGAGTCCTCAGAGCATCAGCCGGATGACTTGCATCGTCGTGAAGCGGTTCCCTTCTCGCCACGCCCAACTGCGTCGTCGGCCCCCACTGGTAACGCCTCAAATACTGAAGGCCATCAGCGCACAACTTGGCGTCGAAGTACATCTGCGGAAACAAGGTCCTGACGGCATTGATCCCGTCAGCCACGTTCAACTGCCGGTTCACGCGGGTCTTGAACCCCTTCGCCCGCATCAGTTCCTCAATCGACTTCCCGGTGCCTAAATTCCGCGTCCCGCCATCCCACGGCAAAAAACACGTGCCAAGCACATAGCCCCATGTCTGGATTTCTTTCAGGTAGTAGTCAATTGCCTGGTGGTCGCCTTCAAAGTACCTCAGTAACCTGATCTCAAACGGCGTTCTCTGTGCCGCCCATATCGCCACCCTGTCCGCATAACCCAAATCCCAGAACGTGTCCACCGGAAGCATCGGATCATACTTGATCTTCATGATCCTGCCGTCCCGCTCCGCTTCCTGAAGCTCTGCCTTATATATCGCCCCCTCTACCGTCGATCTGGTCCCCCCCTCGTACACGTGGTGGTACATGTCGGGGTCTCTGTCGCGGAGCGTCTGGATTTTTTGCAAGGACTCTGGAGAAAGCCAGTTGTTGTCCCGCCACGAGGTCTTTACTAGCAGCGTCCCCTTCGGGGGGTTGATGATGAAGTCCTGATACACCGCATCGGTTTCCAAATCCGGGTTCAATGTAAACCAAATCTCCGACCCCGGCTTACGTATCGTCGGAAGCAGAATCGTCAGACTCCGTTTTGAAACTACCGCCGCTTCCTCTATCCAGCAGATGTCAATCGCCTCGTAAGACTTGATCGAAGAAACCGTCTGCTTCCTCAAACCGGCAAACACAAACTCCGTGCCGTTCGCCCCCCGGATCTCCGATTGCAGCGGCGTGTAAAATTTCTCCAATCCCAGCCGAACAATCTGGTCCGTCAGCAGTTGATGCACCGACTCCCGAATCGAATCCATCGTCTCGCGGGCGCAAAGTATTCTAAGCGGGCTTTTCGTGCCCAATATCAAAAGCGCCTGCGCCACCGACCAACTCTTTACCCCATCCCGCCCGCCATACAGAACTTTATAGGGGTGAGGATCAAACAGCCCAGCCAGCTTTTCAGGGAACTCAATCTTGATTTCGTTTGCCATTTTTAAAAAGGGTGAAAATTGATCGTTGTCCCAATACACCGCTCGTCAGCTAGCCGACCATCCCCCCGGTCTGCCGCAGTCCCTTGCGTGTCCCGGGCCGGTTCGGAATCGCACGGAAGTGTGTACTAACTGGTAACAATCGGGAGGTATTGCACTACTTGTGGACTGTGCGTGCTGCTAACTGCTTGTATTTGTGTGGCTTATGCTATGTGTGATTCTATGCACTATATAAACGCGCCTATTTGGGCGGCTTGCACATCATGCAGCGGCAGGTTGGATCGTGGGCTGGTCGTGTCTGCTTTGGATCGTGGTTCCACTTGCGAGAGCGGCATTGCCGGTTGGGGCATTGCACTGGAAGCTGGTCTGAATCGGGGAGCCAATCCCATCCGCAAACGTCACAATGCCACACGAACCTCTGGATTCTGCTCATGAGTACAATGCACTCACTTACTTCTTCTCTGCCTTCTGTGCGGGCTTAACAAAGTTTACCGTAATGCTTGCTTCCAAGGGGCCACCATTAGCGCCAGTCACCTCGTTTTGCACCTTGTCGGACCAGCCAAAGTTCTTCAAGGCGAAGATCGCGCCAGTGGGATTATTGCCGTAAAGCCTTAATTCTGCGTAGTTCTCGCAGATCAGCTTAACCCTTTTTACTGTGTCAGAAAACGAAGAATCGCGTTCATCATACTTTCCGCTGCCATAGTCACAAAGGCTTTCACGCGTTGTATCTAACGCGATGCAAAGCCCTGTAACCGTTATTGGTTCTTTGTTCTCGCGTGCTGAGTCGAAGTACTTTTGAGCAGCACTTTCGATGTCTTTAGCGGATTTGAATTTAGGTGGTCTAGCCATTAGCTTTCTAGCACCGGACAACCATTCTTATATGTGGTTGCATTTAAATAGAATTCGTTAGCTTCACGTGTGAGCATAAAGCCATGACGGTGGGATTCAATACCTGTTGAAGCAGGCTGGTAGACAATACCCGGAATCTCGCTGGAGCATAGCGGTTCACGCTCTGAGGCTTGCTTGTTTCGAGCAGCGATTGATTCTGTAAGGCTTAGATCCCGAATAGACTTGCCAACCTCTACCCATTCACAAGCGCAGTTCTCGATAGCTTTAAGCGCCTGATTCTGCCGCAAGCTGAATTGCCGGGTGATATTGAAGACTCTTGTATTGTTGGACATTCTGGTAGGCCGGAGGTAGACGGACCTCGGAACCGTGGTACTCAGATATAAATCTCTCACTTAATAAATTAGGTGTCAACTGTTTTCTCTCTTACCGCCATTTGAGGCAAAGAACTAATTGTTTCGACTATTTAGCAGCACCGTAAAAATAATTCAAAATAAGTGTTGACACGATATTCAACGCGTTGTACTCTGATACTGCAAGTGAGGGATTTATGGAATACACAAAGGAACAACTTGAAGCCTATATCAAGCGGATGGAGCAGCGTAAAGCTGAATCCGCATCCGCAATGATGAAGGCCGAATGCCAAAAGGGTATCGATCTTGCCAAAGCAGAGCTTGCAAAGCTTAACCAGAAGTAGCAATTGAGGGAGGGAATAAGAGATGACCAACAGAGGCACAATCTACAAGGTAATGATGAATCGCTCGCTGCTTTGGATTGTAGCGGGATGCTTGGGAACAGACGGACATGGAAACACGCAATGGATGTCTGTATCTGATGAATACCAAACCAGAGAGCAAGCACAGAAGCAGATGGAGCATCAGATCAGAGCAGACTTTGCCGCTGCATGTGAATTACGGAGAGCAAATCTTTCAAGCGCAAACGGTTAACCGGCCTAGTGCCGTAATGCAGCCGCCTTGAATGGTGCTGGTCACAAGCCCAGATAAATGCAGAGTGAGCACAAAGGGAGGGGACAAATGGCTTACGAAAATGT